GCTTTTATATTTTTTATAAATAAAACTCTCTCTCCATCTTGATTTACCTTAGCTTCATAGTCTAACTCAGCAAGGGTTTCGTCACCACGTATAATATTCATAGTATTACCACCAAACTGCATTGAGGTTTGATGCATTTCTATATAATCTTGTATAGCAACCTTTGGTATTCCACCTGGGTAAGATGTGTCAACAGATTCTAAAAAGTCTTTAATACCCATAAAAGACATTTCGTTGTCTATATTTTTACCACCATATTTTTGTATTTCTTTAATCCACTGCTTAGGTGTTCCATTAAATATATCTGAAAAATTCAATGCGTTATTTAAAGTTGTAAATCCTGGTCTAGCGTTAATCTCTATGTTTCTCTGATAGTTAGGGTCTGCTTTTCCAACAATATCTTTTATGGTTTTTATTCTTTCTTCTATGGTAACATCACTTACAGATTTAGCTTCACCTGTACCCCCTGTTGGAACATCCTCAAATGTTTCTAGGTTAAATATAGCTTTTTGATTATACTCTCTACCTAATCTTTTAGCTTCCTCAATCTTAGTTAAAGGAATAGCAACAGAAATATCCAGATATGTATTACCTGACTTTTCATCATACCAGGTACCAACAGCAGTATGAAAGTCCATACGTAATACAGCTTCATTAGCTTTTCTATAATCTGTTAAATCTTTTTTTGTAATGTTTCTACCCTCAATAATTTTACTTAACTCAGGGAATATACTTACCATAGCAAATGGGCCAGATATGCTCCCAAAATAATTATTAAAACTTGAACCACCATTAGCTTTATGTGCCTCAAATTGTTCATCTATATTATATTGACTATTAGCCTTAGTGGGTTTTTCACTTTCCATCTTTTCATTAAAGTTCATTCCACGTGTTGTGGACTGAGTAAATACCTTTTTCACACCCTCAATATCTGTCAGGTTGCTAAGGTCTTCTAAGGTTAGATTTATTGGTGCATTAAAATCTACTCCAAATAAATATTTAATTATAGAATTGATATATGATTTAGCTTTACCAATAATAGACTGATTGTCTTCGTATTTTTGTAAGCCAACGTCAGCTAAGAACTCAACTAGAGCTTCTTGCATAACCTTATCCATATTAACTATATCAGCTTCATTATCTGTTGGGAATCCTTTTTTATCTACACCATACCCCCTCATAGCCCACTTAATGTATTTGCCACCTTCTATAGCGTTAAGGTCTTTTTTAATGTTATCTAGTAATTTTTTAACTTCTGGGTTTGTTTCAGCTAATTTATGTAGTGAAGTTACAAATGGATGTGCTGATTCATGGAACATTGTGTTTGGGTTTGCTACATCTAGATTTATATGCATTTCAGGTGTTTCACCTTCTAGTCCAGCCTCAAAAGACATACCTCTACTAAAAACATCTATTGTTTTACCATAGCCAGAAAACCACTGTTCTAATTGTGCTCTATCATTATGTATAACCACATCAGCTCCAAGAGTAAGATATAATTTTTTAATTATGTTTAGAACCTTAACCTTTCTTCTGTAAACTTCTCCAGCATATTTGGAATATTCCTCTATTAAAGAGTCTAAAGCTTCTATCCCATTTTTAGTGCTGTCCCATAATGGGTCTGGAGAAACCTTTTGTTCTTTAATTTTCTTTTTACTATCTCTCTTAGATGTTGTAGACTTTTTTCTACTAGTGTCCACTGCATCTTGCTGCTCTTCAGTTTGGCTCTCTTCAGATGCCTCTTTTATCATATTCTCAACATCCTTCATGCTTATAATATCAGACTTACCAGTATTTAAAATTGAGTTAACTAAGAAGTCTGCTGCAGATTTAGCTCTTATTTCGTTACCAGACTCTATACTTAATCCTGTTGTTTTATTTATACCATCTAAAAATTGTTGCTGAGTTATTTTGCCATCATTTCTTTGTTTCTGAAGTCTTTTAAATGTGTTTCTAGCCTTCTTTTGAACATCATTGTTGTATTTATTATCTAGCATAACAACGCCACCCAGTTTACCAGAGTTATCTTTAGATAAGCCCAATATCTCTCCTTGATTCTCTCCCTCTACAACTAATTCATTGTTAGGTGTAACTGATAATGTTTTACCTTCATATTTTAAACCTACAGTTGATAGTCTTTTTCTACCAGTTCCAGCGTCTTTTATTTTTATACCTCTTCCTTTACCAGGTGTTTTAAGTACAAACTCTCCTTTTTTATTCTTTGCTAAGATTCCTGATTTTCCTTTGTAGGAGACTGGTTTTCCAATGTTTTGGTTGAGGGTTGTTCTGTCTTGTTCGTTTGGAGCATCTTCAATAGTTTCTCTAATACTTTGACCTTTAGTTCCTCTGGTAGTTCGTTCAGTCTGTCCTGTATCTGTGGTGGTAGTTGTTTCATCTTTTCTTGTTATTAAATTGTTAACGTCATTTTCTAATTTTTTCAATAAGGTTAAATAATTCTTATCCTCTGTAGTTAAGTCATCTCTAGCGTCAAGCTCTGTTATATCTTGATTTATAGCTGTCAAGTATGTTTTTTGTTCGCTTTCAGTTAGAGTGTCTCCCTTGATTATTTTTCTTATAATAGCTTTAACACCCATAGGCACCTCTCTACCTTTCACAAGTCCACCTAAATATTCTTTTACTCCCCCATCCATGTTTTCAT